TTCCCATAGCCCCTTCTGGATACCCTTGACAACTACGAGTGCAAACCCGGGTACGCTGTTGTCAGCCTTCTCGAACTGCGCCCTGAGTGCATCAGCCTTCTTCTGGATGGAAGCGATGCCAGCTTCGATCTTCGAGATAATCATGCTTGACATGATGATATCCTCGAAAGTCTACCTGCCTATTCAATTGTCAATGATCAGGTTCAGCAGACAATGTCGACCCTGTGCCCTGCGCAATCGACCTTTAGTCTATGGATTAAATATCGTAAATCGATTCCACCCTGTCAAGAAAAATCGTAAAGCTCTGTCCATTTGAAATATTTCAAACGTGTAAGATTCTCTCGCGTAAAGAGTTACAGCCGAAAAAAAGATGCTTATGCATCCCCTATGTGATGCATCCAGAAGACCCTATGCATCACATGAGTAATGCAAAGGTTTTGGGGCTGGGCTGGGGCTGGGAGGGGGTAGCCGTCCCCGGAAAATCATTATTAAAATTGAAAGTACCACTTGCGAACTTTTTTTATTTTTTAATATTTTTGAAATATGTATATTATACTTATACAGGTTAAATTGGAACTATTATATACTTGAGGATTCTATGATATCAGATTGTTAATTCTAATACATATAAATCTTAGGGATCTTATATAATCTTATGTGGGAACCTCAAGACGGTTTTCAGGTAGACGCTTTAGAAGCACGATACGTAGTAGATGAACTCTTTGGCGGAGGTAATCGTGGTGGGGGTAAGTCTGATTGGCTGTTAGAAGATTTTGCATCTGATGTGGAAAAATGGGGTAGCGCATGGAAAGGAATACTATTCAGGAAAACATTCAGTCAGTTCCGTGAGCTTATAGACAGGTCTAAAGAATTATTTCATGATCAATTTCCTGGATCAGAGTTTAAGGAAGGGTCACTCACATGGCACTTTCCGAATGGTTCTAAGCTCCAGATGTTTCATATGGCAGAAGATTCTGATGCCGAAAAACATCTGGGAATTTCTTATCCGTGGATAGGGTATGACGAACTCCCGCATTGGCCTAATGCAGGTCCATACAAGAGACTCAAGGCTTGCAACAGGAGTGCCGTCAAGGGGCTTCCCAGAAGGATCAGGTCCACAGGGAATCCTGGAGGAGCAGGATTGGCATGGATAAAGGACTACTTTCAAATACCTAATGATCCTTCTCATCCTGGGGGAGAGCTTATAAAGATATATGATCCTGACACAAAGACAACAAGAACAAGGATGTTCCTACGCTCTTCTATGTTCGAGAATAAAATATTCCTTGAAGCTAACCCTGACTATCCCGCAACGGTAAGAGAGGCATGTGAAGGGAATGAGCAGTTAGAGCTTGCGTGGCTACAGGGTAATTTTAATGTATTCTTTGGTAAGTTCTTCACATCTTTCGATCCTGAAATACATTCCATTGAACCGAGTGAGCTGTTTAACAACGGTACTGTTCCTGAAGACTGGCGTGTATACGGTGCTTTAGATTATGGAGAAAGTGATTACACGTGGTTCGGATTATTCCTTGTGGGGAATCACCCTGAAACGAATCAGGAGATTTCTTATCTGGCTGGTGAATATTACAGGCGTGGACTATGGCCTTCTGAGTATGCGGGACAAATCAGAGATATGGTTCATAACCATCCAGTTACCCGTGGTAGGAATCCTGAGCGTGTTTTCGCGGATACGTCCATCTGGTATACCAGAGCAGAGGCGGGTGGTAATCCTATGGACCGTATGGTCTCAGATATTTTTAGGAATCAGGCAGACTTACGGTTGGAAATGGCTAATAAGAATCGCATATCCGGATGGAGATTCCTTAAGGAATGTCTTGCGTGGAAAAGAAATGCAACCGGAGACTTGATTAAGTATCCTAAGTTATACTACAGTCCTGACTGTCACCATTTTGAGAGGACTATGTCACACGCAGTATATGCTGGTGACGAAGATAATCCAAAAGAGGATATAAATACACGTCAGGAAGAACATCCTTGTGATGGTACAAGATATTTTGTCATGGGTGCTATTGCTCCACGTAAATTTCAAAAGGAGGATAAATCCAAATACCTCACTATGGGAGACATTAAAAGACGTATAATGAATCCGAATTTACGTAAAGAAGCATATTATGTTCCCGTTCCAGAGAATGATAATATAGACTTACTTATAAATGAAATGGTGGATTAATGGACGATCTTAATCAATATTATCCTTCTACAGATGAAGGTAAAATAGGATTTTGGGACAACGAGATTGATCTTGCTCTTAAGTGGGTAGAACCTGCTATGAACGCAGGGAACAGGGTTGTCAAGCTTTATAACAATATGCCACACGGAATAAGGGAAGAAGATCTTGAAGCCTCTGGTCCTGAAAATATTCAACGTGTGAAGGGTTCTCTTGTGTTTGCCTGGGTAGATGGTGCCAAAGCAAACATGGTTGACCGCAACCCTGAATTCAGTGTATCACCGGAAACTGCTGCATCAGCAGGTGGAATTGATGTAGTTCAGAGAGCATCAAATTACTGGTATGATTATACTAAGCAAGTTGAACAGGATGATCAGATTGCGCTTGATGCATTTCTATTACCGTATGGGATTAAGAAGATAGGATGGAATGCTGTAATTGAACAACAGAACGATCTATACCTTACGGATGCTGGTATTACCGTCATAGAAGATCCTGACGAAGAAAACATCGCTATGATGATTGGGACGATCACAAAGCCTACTGTATTGCAGGATCACGAAGAGCATATTGAAACACACATAACATTACTTCAGACACCAGATCTTCCTCCAGAAGTTGCCGGACTAGTAGAAGAACATATAAAACACCATAAGGATCTTACGGGTAAGATTCAGCCAGATCCAGATACTCGTATTCAATGGGAGTCTCCATTCGGTTCCAGGTGGGCACCAGATGATTTTGCTATGGATGCATATACTGGAATGAATATGCGTGGAGCACGTTGGATAGGATGGAGGGTAAGAGCACCATTGTATTGGTGGAAGGGACAGAAGAACTTTAAGAATACGGATGACCTTGATATTACTCAAATGAGCCTATCTCATGACAATAGGTTATTAAAGCAGAGTCACGATAAAGTATTTCAAGATTATCAGATGGTAGAAGGGTGGGAGATATGGGCTAGAGACTTTCCTATATCTAGGGGTAAGCGCAGGAATATGCTTATCACGTATATACCGGGACACAAGAAATTACTCAGGGAGGATGACGAGTGGCCGTATAAGAACTTTAGTGATTACCCTGCTGTACTGCTTAAATTCCAGGACAACATAAAGACCTGGATAAACAAGCCACTTATGACTCTCTCTGGTGCTGACAATATACAACAGCTTGTAAATGAGTTCTTTGACTCTATGTTGTATACCATGCGTAAAGCAAAGAACTTGTGGTTATACGATACAGATCTTATGACAAAAGATGAATTTGAGGAAGTTGTTAATGCACCAGATGGATCTGCATATGGAGTTGCTGGGCTATCAATGAAAGCAGGAAAGCCTGTTCAGCCAGTAGAGTTTATGAGGATACCTCCAGAGAAGGATAATATGGTTCATATGCTTACGGACTTTATGGACAGAACAGCAGGAAATCCTCAGCCACAAAGGAGTCCCAGAACGCAGACTGCTACTGAATCTGCTATTGTTGATAGACGTAATACAGCTAGGGAAGATCAAAGGGTGCAGAGGTTTGAGCATATGCAGATTGAGACAGCAGAGAAGTTCTGGAAACTACATCAACAGTTCTTACCGGAAAGAGACTTTCTTATTGACCCACGAATAAATAAATGGGCAACTGTATCTGAAGAGATTGCCAGAGGTCAATACAGATTCAGATTTGATATATCTCCTAGTAAACAGTCGCGTGCGGTGGAGAGAAAGAACTGGATGGATCTATATAATCTACTTGTTGGATCTATCCCGGCATATCTGAATCTTGGATTACAGCCGCCAAACATAGTAAAAGCTTTGGAACTTCTCTTGCGTAGAGGATTTGACATTAGAGATCCTGAAACCTTGTTACCTGCATCTGAGTCTGAATTCCAGAAACAAATGCAGGAGACACTTGGCGATCATGAGAGAGTATCAAAGGTTGTCGATGCATTCCGAACACTTTCAGGAGGAGGTAATTTTGGTCCAGAAGGCGGGGCACCACTACTTGATCCTCAGCAATATGCGAGTTCCCCGAATACCGCCGTTAGACAACAGGATCAAGCGCAGAGAGGAGCAACGTAATGCCAAAGAGAAAAAAAAGAAACAGAACTATACCGGGTAACTTTCAAGTAGAAAGAGAATGGAAAGAGCCTAACGTAACTGGATTATCAGCTCACGACAAATGGCAACAAGCAGAATCACGAAAAAGAAGTTCTGGGCCACGAAAAAGAAGTTCTGAGCTTGGATGGTTTCCTAGTAAAAAGAGGTGGAAAGTAGGAATTCCAATATTGCCAGGATCAGAATTAGCAAGTCAATTTGAAAAGAAAGCAGAGGCCATTAAGCAAAAGTCCAGATCGGCTGATGAAAAAAGGTTTCAGGATCGCTTATGGGGGTCTTCCGGTTCAGGACATTTATCTTACCTCCAAACCAAAGTCAGAGGACTTTATCCATACGAAGGTAAAGTTTCACTAGGAGCAGAGAAGAAAGCTAAAGTATATAAAGCATACGCTGATACCCTAAGAACGCGAAGAAAAAAGCCCTTCAAGGTGGATACCAGTGGTAATATTAAGGGCAAAATATAAAAAGAAACAGCATTAGGAGTAAGATATAATGGCAGTAAAAAAAATACATGATTATGATATAAATGGTAATTCTTTTAAGGTGGGTTCTCTGAAACGTAACCGGTCCAGAGAACGTAATACTCCAATAGAACTATATCATTTAGATAAACTCAAGATTAAGCTTTCCAGATCCAAGGCTGGAAGCTTCATAAAAACTCCAAGCGGAGAATCTCTTTTAATTAAATCACCAGCAAACTTATCAAAGGAATTTGATCGTAAAGCAAAAGCCCTAAGAAAACAAGGTGAATCTTATGAAAGTAATGATTTCCGTAAATGGAGAAGAGAAGCTGAGGCTCAGATATATGAAGCATCCGCAAGAGGATTAAGAAGGAAAAAGATCAAAGTGGATAACAAGGGCAAAATATAACAGGAGCAATAACGTAATGCCACTAGAATACAAAAAGAATGCATCCAATAAGGATACAGTAGACACTCGAAACGTTAATTCCCTAAAGGCTTCTACGGTAGATAGCGTATTTAAAAAAAAGAAGAAAAAGAAACGTAAGTCAAAGCTGCAAAATCTATGGAGTAAAAAATAAATGCCCTCTGCAAAAAAACAAAAGTAAGATAAGAAAAAGAAGTAATATTTCATAAGCAGAAGCAGATATTAAAAAAAGAAAGAAGAAATAATGCCTACATATGACTATAAATGCAAAAGTTGTGGGAGCATAGAAGAGGTATTTCAGGTTCCATATGAAATACGAATGGAATCAAAATGTTGTCATATATGTTCTGGTGTATCTGAATATAAAGAAACTATTACACGCAATTTTTGGAGTCCAATAGATGAATATGACGAGGGTTTAGGCTGTGATATTCATGGTAGGCGACATAGGCAACAGGTTATGAAATCTCAAGGAGTCGAAGAAGTTGGAGATAAAATTGGTGGAGAACGGAACTTTGATGAGGGTTACTCAGTTAAAGCAATGAAACCACGGGGGGTTAAACATTCAGATAGACAAAAAATAGAAGAGAGGGAATTCATACGCAAGGAAAAGACTGAGATAGGTATAATTAAAAATGGAACTGAAATAAGAACAACACAGCACGGTAATCTTTCAAGTGATGTGTCAAAAGCATTTACAGTGAAGCATACACACTAAGGAGCGTAAATTGAATCACATTCCACTTAAGGTCGATAAAGAGGATATCGAAACTGCTTTCGGGCAAGTCGGTGAAAGTCCTTTAGTTGAAACCGAAGTTGCGAATAAGGGTTCCGTAACCACCACAGACAATGAAAGCTCTGACGAGGTAGATGAGAAAGGTCGGGAAGGTTCTGAAACCAACTCCGGTCTACCGGGAGTAGACAAAGTACTGAGTGCCGTAAAGGAAAAACTAGGAGATAATTACCATGAGGTTGTAAAGGGTCTCCAACGTAACATGGTTCAATCTGGACAGGTTGAATCCGAAAGACGCCAACTCAGAGATGCACTGGATAGAGTTGAAGCCCTGGAAGAAGCACTGGAAGAAGATGACGAGGAAGATGCTCCAGATTTCAGCAATGTTGACCCCGGTCAACTTGAAATTCTGGAAGCATATCTAAAGGAACAAGGGTATGTTAAGCAAGCTGAATTAAGTGAACAAGAAAGAGACAAAGCCTCAAATGATAGCAACCTGAAAGGGGTTGATCGTTTTGGAGAGGATTTTGGCTACGTAGATGATGAGACCGGAGAATTTGTTGTCAATCAAGAAAATAAAGAACGAATGTCTCCTGTCTATGATCGTCTTGTTAACAATCAGCAACTCGACTTCCAAGATTTGCACATTCTTGCAAACTTTCCTTCGTTGCAGGAATCCAGGTATCAACAGGGCAGAAACGATGCGATAACGGAAATCAGAGATATGAACACAAAGCGTGTTTCTGAAGCTCAGAGATCAACCGGAGTCGCAACAATGAATTCAGGTGGAGAAACTCGATCCGTTGTATATGACAGAGAGAACAACAAGAAAAATGGTGTCGGTGGATTCAAAGCCATTTCAGAAACCATGAAAAACGTTAGGAGAGCTTTAAACTCTTAACATTCTAAGGATTAGTTATGGCTAATACAGACACTTCTGATACCAGAACTATGACCTCGCTTCTAGCGTCTACTCTGGAAAACACAATGATGAGTGGTGTTGTGCAGGATTCTATTTTTGACGCTACTCCATTGACTAGACGGTTGAGGAATGCAGGTCAGTTGAAGGTTGTAAACGGTGGAGAAAGGCTCAGGATCTCCATTGACTATGCTAAGAATCCAACAGCAAAGTCTTATGATGATCTTGAGGGATTAGACGTATCCCGTAGGCAGACGCAAACTTCTGCGCACTATGCGTGGAAGCAGTATTCAGCATCTGTTACTATTTCGGGACGCGAGATTCGTATTAACAAAGCGCAAGATAGCAAACTGTTTGATCTGCTTGATGCGCGTCTGAACAACGCTGCTAAATCTCTGGTGGATGTTATCACTACGGGAGTTTACAGTGATGGAACTGGAAACGCTTCTAAGGATATTACTGGTCTGGAGGCTGCTATTGAAACTACACCTGGAACGACTGCCTATGCAGGAGTTCCGGTAGCAAACACTGCGTGGCAGAATAAGGTTCAAACTGCTTCTGGTGCAGCTGCTGTAAACCTTGTCAAACACTTGAGAACGGTTTGGAATCAGTGTTCTCAGGGTTCAGAAGGCTTCGATAGTTCTCCTAACTTGATTGTTGTCCCCAGGACTGTTCATGAGTCCTATGAGGCATTGCTCCAGCCGCAGTATAGGTATGGTTCTGGTGAAGCAGGGGATGCTGGCGTAGGCGTTCTGAAGTTTAAGGGGTCAGATTTTATATGGTCTGACTACTGCACTTCTGGGACTGCTTACCTGTTGAACCTGAATCACTTATTTCTTTATGTTCATGAGGACGCCAATTTTCAATCCACGAATGAAGGACTTCAGAAGCCTGTAAATCAGGACGGTCTTTCTACTCAGGTGTTGTTTATGGGTAACTTCCTTATGAATAACCGTAGGAAAAACGGTAAGATTACAGGTATTACCTAAAGGAGGATTTCCTATGGCAGTCGGAGATATCACATATGAAATCGCAACTAAGAACATTGTAGGAAAATTTCATAGAGTTAGCGGAACTCTTGAAGCCGATGGAACTCGTAGAGATTTTGATCTTGTTCCTGGTGGATACATCGTAGGTTTTTCTTATGATGGAGAAGATGATGCTGGTTCGCTTGAGGTCCAGAGGAATAAGAATACCTCTGGATCTGCCAACAATGGAATGGTTGCTATAGCTTCAAATATGGGTACTAGAGTAGATACTTATAACTTTACAATAGATTACGTTGATACAGTAGATACAACGTAGTAATTGGAGGTAATTATGGTTTCACAGACATTAAACGAAACTGATGCTGAAGTCTTTTATGGTAGTTTTACCAATGTTGCTGGTCAGACTATTACTACAGGAAATGCAGTATCAGTATGCACTACAGCGGCTTCTATTGATGGAAAGAGTTTTGTATTGTCTCAAGACAACAATAGACATTCTTTTGCTGGAATTGCTGCTGAAGACGTAGCAGATACTGGAACTGGAAGATTTATTGCTTATGGGTATGCCGCTTCCACTCTCGCATTTGGACTAGGAACATCTATTATTTGCAACATTGATGATCCTATGGGGCCTGGAGAAGCAGCTTCTCTTGGTGTCAATAGCGCAGGACTGAATACAAGTTTTGGTCCTGTTGTTTCTCTTGAAACCATTACTACAAGCGCAGATACATATTTCCGCGCTTGGGTGAGGGCTATGTAGGAAAGTTTGGGCGCGTCCATTTCGTGGGAGTAGTTTCCCGGTAGGCTACTCCCACTTTATATCGGGAGATGGATATGGAAGACAAGGATCGAACGCTCGAAGATTGGAAATATAAGTATCAGGATCTTTATCAGAAATATCAAGAATTAGGATTTCAGTATAATAAAAGAAACGAGGATTATAACAGAGTATATTCGACATACGAAAAGTTGTATAAGCATTGGTGGTTTTGGTTTATAAGACCACTGGATGCGAAGATAGAAAAAAAGTCTTTTATGCGATGCGTAGGAATTCCTAGAAAGGAAGTATCGTGTGGAAGACTTTTTATTAGTAAAGGAGAGGAAGAACGTAGCGAGAAACATAGAGGACATTTTTTTGGGTTAGCTCAAGAAACTTCTATTTGGGAATATATTAGAATGAGGTATCTTAAAAATGTCAAATAACAAAGGTTGTAAACGTATTGCTATCAGCAGAGAATGGATTCTAAGATTACTTAAATGTATAGATGGTCTTCATTGTAGAGAAATAATTCCAGATGACGCAGAAATAATAGATGCTTCATATGTTCTTGATCAGAAATGTTTTATATTGACAGTAGAATCTGATTCATATAATTCATTTAACGATGAGACTGCGTTGATTCCTTTTTCTAAATTCTATAGGGGATAGATTGAACAAGACAAAAATCATGTTAGGATTCCCGTGGTATGATGGTCCGTCTGGGCAAACATATCAACGATATAATGAAGTGTTTCATTATTTTGGTAGACTGCAAGAAAGATGTTACGCACTTAATTGGTTGGGAGAGAAACATGGTCTTGAGTCTCAGCAAAAATATCTGGAAGAAGTGGACAAACTTGACAGACTTTACGATGATGGAGCAGAATATACACTTAATGAAAACACAGTTTTTGAGTTCGGTCAGTGCAATCAGGGAGACCTGTCTCTGCCAGGATTGGCAAGAGAGAGATTAGTTGAATCCGCTCAGATGTGGGGTGCAGACTGGTTGCTTATGTGGGATGCAGATATGTGGTTTAACTGGTCATTTTTTCTGAGACTATGGAGACACCAGAAGCCGGTAGTTGCAGCACTTGCTTTTACTGCACGCGAACCTCCTCTCCCTGTAATCTATAGAGTAAAAGAGATGTATGAAGAAAAAGGGATAGTTTATAAGAGCGAACAGGTGCTTGACTATCCAAAGGATAAGCTTATCTCTAGTGAGGATATAGGAGGATCTATAGGATTTGGTTCTGGTGTTGTACTGATCAATATGAACGTGTTTAAACAGATACAGAAACCGTGGTTCTATTCTACTGGATGCGGTGAGGATTGGATGTTTTGTATAAGATGTCATCAAAATGGTATTCCAAGATATGTTGACACAGCTACCAAGACACATCATCCTAGACGCAAGCCCGTATGGATAGATGAGGAATACTATGAAGAATTCAGGAATAAGCATCCAGAGCAATACGAAATATTCCTAAAGGATATATCTGACGTATAATCATTTCGGAGAATATACAGGGAGACAAAGGAGTCATGTGGTGCCGTGGCTCTAAAACGTTATGGATAAGATACTGACTATACAAATACCAACTTATCGTAATATAAAACAATTATCAGATTGTCTAACATCCTTGATGAATTTTGTGGAATACCCATTTAAGGTGGTAGTTATAAATAATGATCCACTTAATTCTAGTAGAGAAATTCTTGAATCTGCTGTAATGAGTTCTCCAGTTGACAATCTTGAGGTAATACATGCAAGCACAAATCTTGGGTGGATGGCTGCACATAACCTTGCGCTCAAACAGTGTGACACACAATATGTTATGTTAGCAAATGATGATTTAGTATTTATGCCATATGATCATGGTTTCCTGAGAAGGCTTATGCGCCCATTCTCAAATGAAAACGTAGGTGCCGTAGGTCCGATATCAAATTTTGTAATGGGATCACAGAACTTATGGAATTTGAAACTTCCTACCCAGCATACAACTACTCTGCTTATAGGATTTTGTGTTGTAATACGCTCTAAAGTATTAATGGATATAGGAGGTCTTGATGAGACTCTTCCCGGTGGAGATGATTTTGATTGGTCTATACGGATAAGAGATGCTGGATACGATCTTGTAGTAGATAGAACTTGCTATGTTCATCATATAGGACAGCAGACAGGTCGCAGAGTAAGAAGGGATTGGGATAATTTCCATCATCAAGATTTGACTATTAATTCACTTGTAAGGAAGCACGGTGTAAAGAAATGGTATGAAACGTTCGGTTCTCGGGTAGATGAAGTTCCACTTGATAGTAAATCTGAACATGTTAGCAATGTAAAGAGTTTGTAGGTGGAGCATTTGGCGTCATTGCTAATCCTATAAAGGAGTGATAATGTCCATTGGATTATGCTATAATGCAGAAATACGTAACAATGGTACTCCTGTTCTTGTATGGGATGCTATTAAGAATCCTAGAGGTCACTCGTGGGGCTTGGGGTTTGATTGTGAACGTTATAGTCGCCCTGCTTCTAACATAAAAGAGCATAGTCTATATATCCAAATGGACGATGGGAGAGATGATATAGAATGGACACCACCGCATCCCAATGCATTTTGGGCTGTGGATACACACCTTGGATATGACAGGAGGCTAGAGTGGGCAAAAAAGTTTGACTATGTGTTTACCGCTCAAAAGGAAGGTGCAGAAAGAATGCGTAAGGATGGTATTAAACGTGCTCACTGGCTTCCTCTTGCGTGTCATCCACCTGCCCATCCCGATATAAGAGAAATGATGGTACATCCAGATAAGGATTCTCATTGTGGTGACAGGGGTCTAGATAAACAACATGATCTTGTATTTGTTGGCTTTATGCAAGATCCTCCAGCAGGTGAAGGTTATA